CTACGAGTTATATCGCCCTTATAAGGACGTTCCTCAATAGTGTCAACCCAAATGCCAGGCTCATCCTCCACTTGAATCGCAAATCCTATATTCCCATAATACCTTGCCATTTTGATTACTCAGTCACAGGAGCGTTGACAGCGCCAGTCTTGGGATAGCCCTCAGGCCAACCCTTGGCGTCCTTGGTCTTAGTGGCGGTGCTGTAGTCGCCAGAACGCGGACCGAAGGTGAACGGCAGAGCGTCGGTGGTCTCGAGAGCGATCGCCGTGAACGGGTCCTGCAGAGCGCCCGAGCAACGGGTCTCAATCAGATACTCATACTTGTTGAAGTTGAGGTCGAAGTCGTCGAACATAGTAACGGAGCCACCCTTGTCAGCACCAACCACGTAGTCAGCAGGGTTGACAATCAGGCCGAGAAGAGTGCGGGTCTCGTTGACGGTAGAACCCTCGGTCTCGCCAGGAACCTGAGCAACACGAGTCGCGCCCTCAAGCACGGGAACCTCAAGAATGCGAGAAACACGCAGAGCAGTGGCAAGCTCGGCCTCGGTCTTATACAGACGATGACCAATCTCGTCCTTAGCAAGAAGCATGCGAGTCAGAACGTCGTTGGTGGTAACGAACCAAGGCTGACCGGTGCCCTTGTAGTCCTTGCGAGAAAGCAGAGCGGTGTCGATAAGAGCGTCGGCAATCTGAACATAAGTGGCCGACTGCGGAATGGTGACCAGCTGATGGATGCAGTAAAGATCATCGTCGTGGTAAATCGGGCGAATGTTGTCCTCCTTGATCTTGGAGACATCGTTCGCGGGACGACCGTCGCCGATGAGGGTGGCCACAGCCAGCTCCTCCTCGAGCATCATACGCATCTCAGACTTCATCCAAGCAACGACGTCCATGTCGACGATGTCGATGATGTCGTCGCGGTCAAGCTTCTGCATCTTGTAGACGGTCGTCGGAGTGGTCGTACGAGACGCCAGCGAGAAGAACTCCTCGATCTTCTGTTTACCCTTGATGTAACCACGGGCACGAGCCTCGTACTCAGTAATGTTGGCGGTACGAGACTTGATGCGGCTAAACGGGGTCTTCTTCAGAGCGCCCCACCAAGCAGAAACCCAACCGGTCTCGCGCTTGATGAAAGTCGGGGTGTTGTCGATGGCGCGAGCTTCAGGGAAGAGAATCTCGAGGTTCTCGATGCCATGCTCAAGGAACGTATCCTTAAGGCTTCCGTTATTAGAACGCGGAGCCTCGGCGAGAATCTCGTTCATAGCGTCATGAGACAGAGTATCGACATCGTCCATCTGGTCAAAAACATTTCGGTGCATATCATCCTCCATATAAGAATGCTCAACATCATCGTCATCGGTGTCGGAACCCTTGTCCTCAAGAGCCTGGCCGACCATAAAATACATAACGTTTTTCTGCTCCTCGGTCATCGAATCGATAACATCCTGGACAGTCTTCTCGGACTTAGGCATGTCCTCTTCCTCCTCATCGGAATCTTCATCGGCATGAGCAACATCATCCTCAGCCATGATTTCAGCGTGAAATATCTCACCAGAATAAATAATTGCTTCGTCATCAAGCTCAGTAACGTCACCATCGCCATGCTGAATGCTGAGCGGATCAATAAGAGCTCCGGGATTTGCGCCAGCGAGAACGAGGCTAACCTCACGAATCATGCCATGAAGAACATTGTTCCCCTGCTGCTGAAGCTTATTGGCGTAGATTGACATCGAGGTGACATCGCCATGCTGCACTAAAGTCTTAGCATTTTGACCCTGAGGAGTATCGTTAAACGAGCAATAAGCATAAACACCGTCGTCTCGATTCTCAAGGTCTGCATGACCTAAAACGTTCATAGGATCATTATGGATGTGATGCCACACCAGCGGTACGGTCTTACCGTCGCAATCCTTGAACGCGTCCTTGCGGATGATACGACCGTCTCCGCAAGTTAGGTCATTCTTCGTGGCATAGCCACTAAAATCATAACCCATAATTTCTCCTATTTCTTAGACTTACTTCTATAAATAGAATCCGCCCTAGACTTCACTTCTTTGTCTCTAGCCTTAGACGCATTCTCTTTATCTCGATTTGCTGAAGTATCGTATGCAATTCCATTTTTATTATAAACCGTTGCTATTCGATTTTCCAAAGCGGTTCGTTCCTTCGTTATCCAGTCTTGTAAATTACCACCAGAACGCTCTATGTTTTCTCGAATAGCTTGTATTCGACCTCGAATTTCAGAAACGTTGACTCCGGAATCCTTATTGAGAGACGACAATTTATTTGCCTGCGCTTTTAGCTGATTTCGTAAATCTTGAATCTTTCTAACAGTCGCTTCTCTGCGAGCTTCCGTGTTTATCGAGCTTTCTTCTCGAAGCTCATTAATCATATTTACGAGATTCGCATTGGTATTAACCGAAGCCTTTTTAGCGCCAGAGCGACCTTTTTTCGAAGCCTTTTTTGATCCTTTGGATCCACCAGAACGACCACCGGAAGACGAACCTATAGACGGAGTTTTTATCTTTGATCCTATACCCATTGCAGAACGCTCTCGCATGTATCGTTCATGCCGCTCTACAGGGTCGTAATATGGCGATTTATACGTTCCTGTATACTTACGCTTAATCGCCTCTCGTCTAAGATCTGCGATATTCGACACTCGGCCTTCTGATTTTGAAATCTGAGAACGGCTGGTATATGCATATTTAGCAAGCAATTTTACCTACCACCAATCTCGTTTTCAAGCTCGTCCAATTGACGAAGATACTCCTCAATCTCTTCTTGACTAAGCGATTCGATATCAATCTCATCAGAATTCTGTTGTTCTTCAAGGCCTTCCGCCATCGCTGGCTGTGCTCCTGGATCATCAGCAATTGGATTAATATTCTTGTTGAGAAGCTGGTCAGCACGCGGGTCGTTCGACGGCTGGAAACCAAGAATAGCGCGGAATTCGTTAGAACTAACAATCTCGTTTGCGGTAAAGCTATCGGCAATTGCCGCAAGGGTCTCGACAGGAGCAAGACGGAAAGGATCACGGAAGTAGCTAATAGCTTGGCCCTGAGTTCGAGCTGTGCGAGTGAGGAACTTCCTATTAAACTCGTCAACGAAAGCCGCGAGAATCGGCTCAAGCGTACGGTTGTAATACTGAATCATTTCTTTCTCGTCAGCTGTACCATCGAAGACAGCTGGAGTAAGACCGAGCTGAGCGTAGAGAGTATTGGTGAAATACTCAATCTCGTCAAGAAGCTTGTTCTCGATTGGATGACCCAGCTGAACAATCTTCTCAGTAGCATCCATATACGCGATACCATACTTGGAATCTACAAGCTGCATCTCGATGTCTTTAATACGTTCCTTCGCACGCTCTTCGCGATTCTTACCCTTGAGACCGTACGGCATCTGAATGATGATGTTAAGCTTATCAGAATTCTGCTTTGCATCGGTCGCGTCAAGTAAGGCGAGCTTACTACGAAGTCTCTGAAGGGTAGAATTCGGCTTGTTCATAATCTCGTAGAACGGATTCTCGATAATCGCGACGACGGATTTGGGAAGAGTGATTTCCTCATGTCGACCATTACGATCATTGTAAAGGTCTACTCGAACATGTTCGGGATGCCATTGCGTAACTCGTCCAACTCGCATAGAAAGAATATCGTAAGAACCTTGATTGGTGATGTCGAACGTCGTATCAACCGGAACAATCGCCACCGTTCCTTCGTCGAGAAGAGAAAGAACCGCGTCAACCATAAATTCTCGAGCAGTTTGGTCAATGTTCGCTGAAAGGCGAAGACATTGATTAAGCTCCGAATCAATCGGCTCAATATACTTACCATTTTGATCTACTCGGCAATGCTGAAGATTGATGGCCGCAACGTCCACTGCAATGCGGTTGTAGATAGAGGCGATGATTGTTCGCTCAGAGCCCAATCGAAGACGGGTCTTATCCTCGCGATAGGTCGTGGTATACCCCATCGAAGGAGAGGTGATATACTCCGCATCGCCTCGCTTGTCTTTAGCAATAAACGCATTCCACGCCTTGCTAAATCGTTCTCGAATTGTCGGATTTGGCATATGTCACCTCCTTATACTGGTGGAATATTTGTTAGTTAAACATCAGGTATTTGCCGTAGGTATCCTTATTTTGCATAATCGAATAATAAGGTACGGTTAACGATAGTGCGGTTTGAACCCAGGAATCTCCTCGAGCCCTCGATTCCCTGTACATAGCACCAGCAACATAACTACCGAGATAATTTTGAATCATCAGCTCGCCTGTGGAAATGTGCTCGGCGTACGCCTTTCGATTGGCATTTCGCGCTTTTATACCTTCTGCTTTTCGCTCTAGTTTATCGGCCCTGGCGTTAAGAGCTTCGTTATTTGGACGAAGTTTGGCCAGCTGCCTAGCACGAACTGCTTTTTTAACATTATGATGTTCCTGAAGCTTCATGATGCTATATTTATCCCTAAGCTCAGGAGCCATCCACTTACGAAGAGCGTTGTTCTCGTATTTGGTACGTGATCCATAACGCTGTTTACCAAGAGCGGTTAAAGAACCATCGTCATTCTGATACCGCCTTACACCCCATTTTTGACCTTTGACGCCATGGTGCGCTAAATAATAATTACCGTTGCTCATTATAATAATTCCTAACAATCTCGTTCTTTGACAATTTAGAATTAGGATGTTGTTTCCTATAATCCGAAACTATTTTGGATTCAGACTTGGACGTTGAATAAGAAACTGCACCGGCAGAAGCACCCATCAGGCCACTATAAAGCGCGATCTGCGGAGATATGTCCTTCAAAGTGGCATCGGCCATGTTTTCGGCGAATACTCTAGCCGCTTTTCTATTAATAGAAGAGTCGGATAACGTATTTACTTGCTTAACCGAAACTTTGGATGAGTCGAAAATAATAAGAGGAAGACGCGTCCCAAAACCGGAATATTTAGCATCATTAACGTCTTTAACAGCACCATAGCCTGCATCTTTTAACGCCTTATAGAACATCTTTGTTGTATCTAAATTTCTACGAGGCAAGTTCTGATTAATATGGTCGTAAAGGCGCCCACTAAGTTTTCCAGTTTCCTTTAGCTTTTTTATGTCAGAGGCCATATTTCCATAGGCACCCCAACCACCAAGCTCGTAACTAAGAGTATCGAGATTATTTCCTTTTAAAAGTTCCCTTGCGATAATTTCCTTAGCGTTTTTCCTAGACGCAACTTTGATTGCCGAATCAATTCCGATTTTCTTTTCATATACTTGCGGAGCAACGTATCCATAGACTCCTTGACGCATTTGCTGAGCATACAATCCTGCATAACGAGCTTTATCGTGTCCAGAGCTATCGTTAACAGCATAAAACGCATCAAACACGCCGCGAGCGCCACCCTCATGAAGTTCTTTAGTAACTCGAGATAATGTGGTTCTTGTTGTCAACTTTTTATCAAAAGCATAATCGGCATATTTATAAGCGCCATAAGCAGCCGCTGCAGCTGCTGCGGTACCCAAAGCAGCTAACGCTATTTTTTCAGCACGAGCTCGTTTATATGCTGCAATTTCAGCTTCTTTTTGCGTTAAACCCTGCTTTTTATATTTAGAAATTAGTGCTTCTTGACGCTTAGTAGTTTTGTTCGATTCTTTAAAAGATGCGTATGCTTTTGCATCAGACAATTCTCGTTTGCGAAAATTTACTTCGGTATTTGCTTTACTTAGTTCGGAAATGGTTCCATTTTTTCGAACTTTTTTCTGGTCAGACACGGCTTTATCGTAAGCATTTTGAGCTTTATCTATACCATAATGAGACCTAACCTCAGCTCTATAAGCTTCTTTATTCTGCTTTCTCTGAGCTCTCGTTGGATTCTGGTATAGCATTTTTCCAGTCTTAGAATCCACAACACCGGAACGAGTCATTCTAGCATTCGGATTATTTCCGTAATAATGCCTATACCCTTCAGGAGTTAAAGAACCGTCAGGCCTTTGCCACCTTCGACGTCCCCACTTCTGGCCTTTAATGCCGTGATGGGCTAAATATACGTTATACATCACTCAAACAACTCTCTATTCACAGACCATGAGACATACGCATCCATCAAGGCAGACACCGCGTCAATCTTTTGGTCATAACGGGTTTTTAAAAGCTTTCGATTGCCATTAGTATCCTCGATAACAATCGCGTTGCCCATACAGAACATCATAAGCTGCTCATCAAACATAAGAACTCGGTCTTCTGCCAATTTCTTCAGCTCGCCCAAAGGTACTGACTCAGTCTTTGCTCCCTGAATAACTTTGGTGATGCCATATGGTCCATTCTCGGCTTCCCACCTATCCACAAACTGCTTTGCGTTATAGGGGTCAAAGCCGAAAGACCGGATGTCGTAGTCTGATTGAATGATGAAATGGTCCAAATCCTCATAGACTTCCATCATATCAAGAATAGTACCATCCAAAACAACCAACGAGCCCTCTTGGAGAAATTCGTCGTACTTAAGCCGCATAGCACCAGGGAGACGGTCGAGAGTACGAGAGGTAATATAGCAACGGGTTTTGACCCCGAAGCCACCAGGCAGAGGAAACATAAAAGTAAAAGCACAGAAGTCATCTCCTTGCGACAGGTCTGCCCCCAAAGCACAAGGAAGACCCCAGTAATCTTGGCGAGGATGTGGTATGGTCTCCTCGTAACGGAAGAAATATGTATAACCCTCCATCGGGATACCAAATCGCTTTGCCAAAATATCGTTTCTTGCCGCAGGAGCTTTCTCTGCTCGGTCAACGTCGAGCTGATACGTCTCATAGCTGACGGTCAGTCCAATATTCGGCTGGGCTTTAACCCACATGTCCGGGTCAGCGACTTCCTCAATCTTGTCGAGTCGGTAATACCAAATAGACACGTGCGGATTTACATACTCGCCCTTAAGAATTTTCATGAGCTCCATTTTGATGGAGTCTCCGGAACCGTTTCGCACAGTTCCCTCGGAAGACATGGCTACAATTAAGTAGTCGTCCATCTTAGATGCACCCTGCTCGATTGCGCCGATGACATCCTCTCGAACGTCACCGGAAAGCCACTCGTCCACTGTAGAAATCTTAGGACGAAGACCCTGAAGCTTGTCAATTGACATCGGACGAGCCTCAAGAAGAGAACCTGTCAAGAAATTCTCAATACCCTTTTTGGTAGAAGCGAGCTTCTGACGATTTGCTTTGCTGCCTGTGGTGTTCTGAATCGAACCTTCGGTTAGGAATTTGAATAGAGGACCACGAGATCTTGCGATGGCGGTACGAATTGGCGATAGAACCTCTTCGGCCTGTTTCATCGTCGGAGCTGTGGTAATCTGATGCGTAGTGTCGGTATCAACATTCAAGAAGAAGTTCTGAATTGTCGAACCGTACATGGACTTGGCTGCGCCTCGAGCCACGATTAGGTATTGCTTATTCGTAAGACGCTTCTTACGAATCTTCTTAACCCAATGACCGCC